TAAAGGTGCAGCTCGCGTGGCTGGCCGAGCAAGGGCTGATTAAAACTGAGCAAGTGGGCAAAGTGACCACCGCCACCCTAACAGGTCGCGGCCAAGATGTAGCCACAGGCCGCGCAACAGTGCCAGGCGTTAAGCGTCCACGGGCGGGAGAATAGCCATGGCCGTTAAACCGTTAACCGCTAGCCAAAAGAAAGTGCTTTATCACTTAGCCCTTGCTTTGGTAGCTGCTGATGTAGAAAACCAAGTCATTAAACCAATGATGGAAAAAGAAGGTAAGCGGTATACCGAGGGTGAGTTCCGCAAGATGTATTTCGCTAAAGTCCCCCAAGTCGCGCAGGCCGAAAGAGCGTTGCAAAAAGCGATGGCTCAAGCGCAGAAGGATCTTGCTGCTTCTATGAAATCATCTAAGGGGGCTGACAATGGCAAATGAAACCCGAGGTCGCCGCTCAAAGGTGGATTTGCTGCCTGCCAATATCCGCAAACGCTTGGATAGCGGCCTGCGCGATGGCTCGATTCAGCAAATTGATCTGCTCGATGAAATCAACGCCCTGATTAAAGCCGCAGGCTTGCCAGAAGAGCAGCTGCTTTCCCGTGCGGGCATTAACCGCTATGCCACCAAGATGGAGGCCGTGGGTAAATCCTTAAGGGAAATGCGTGAGATCACCCAAGTGTGGACGGCAGAACTAGGCGACAAACCCACGGGCGAAGTCACCAAACTGATCCTTGAAATGGCCCGTTCACAGCTATTTAAAGCCCTCTTAAACGAGTCTGAAACGGGCGAAGGTGCCGACGTTGGCATGATTAAAGATGCCATGTTAGCGGTTCAGCGTTTGGAGTCAGCCGCCATGGCTAGCCATAAGCGCGAGAAAGAGATCCGCGACATATTGCTACAGGAACAAGCTAAAGCATTAGCAGCTATGCCGAATAAAGGCGGCGTGACAGAAGAAACCAAGCATCTAATTCGGGAGGCTTTGGGTATCCATGGGTAATGCAAAGAATATTCCCGCTAACAAATCTGCCATTTTCTTACCCTATCAATCTAAGTGGATTGCGGATAACAGTCGCCTGAAGTTAATGGAAAAGTCTCGTCAAATAGGGCTTTCATGGTCAACTGCATATGCAGCTGATGAACGAACATCCATGCAAGGGGCGCGTTTTGATCAGTGGGTAAGTAGCCGCGATGACTTACAAGCTAGGCTCTTTATCGAAGACTGTAAAATGTGGTCAGGAATAATGAACTTAGCCGCAAAAGACTTAGGCGAAAGGATCATTGATGATGATGCAAGGATTTCGGCTTATGTGCTGGAATTTGCAAGTGGGCGGCGCATTCATTCAATGAGTTCGAATCCCGATGCACAGGCTGGTAAACGAGGAGGTCGTATTCTTGATGAGTTCGCTTTGCATCCAGACCCTCGAAAATTGTGGTCTATTGCTTACCCAGGGATTACATGGGGTGGTGCATTAGAAATTATTTCCACTCATCGCGGTAGTGCGAATTTTTTTAACCAGTTGATCCGCGAGGTTAGAGAAAACGGTAATCCCAAAGGAATTAGCTTGCATCGAGTAACCCTACAAGATGCACTCGATCAAGGCTTCCTATTTAAGTTACAGCAGATGCTGCCTAAAGATGATCCTATTCAGGACATGGATGAAGCTGAGTACTTTGATTATGTTCGGGCGGGTTGTGCTGATGAAGAATCCTTCCAGCAAGAATATATGTGTAATCCTGCCGATGATGATGTGGCGTTCTTAGAGTATGACCTCATTGCCTCTGCTGAATATCCTGGCAACGTTGACTGGCAGAAGATAACAGGGCAAGAACTCTATGTCGGTGTCGATATCGGCCGCAAGAAAGATCTAACAGTGTTGTGGGTTATTGAGCGTCTTGGTGACGTGTTATATACCCGCCATATTGAACGGATGCAGAACATGCGTAAATCCGATCAAGAAGCCATTATCTGGCCTTGGATTGCCAAGGCATCAAGAACCTGTATTGACGCCACTGGTTTAGGTATCGGTTGGGCTGACGACGCACAAGATAAATTTGGTAGCAAGGTCGAAGCCGTTACTTTTACACCCAAAGTCAAAGAGTCATTAGCTTATCCAATCCGAAGTCACATGCAGGATCGCCAGTTACGTATCCCGCTCGATCCTGTTATTCGCGCTGACTTACGTATGGTCACAAAGCAAACTACTAGCGCAGGCAATATTAGATTTACCGCTGAACGGACAGTAGACGGCCACGCAGACCACTTCTGGGCATTAGGTTTAGCCATTCATGCCGCAGGAACACCTGAAGCTAATATCGAATTTACCGCCTTACCTAAATCCACTAACCGCTGGGACGGTAATGGCAATAGCCGCGATTATAACCACCACGCTGATGAAGATAGTGATTATAGCGTGTCGACTAAAGGAGGCTGGTAATGGCCACGCCAGAGCAAATTAAACAACGGCTGGGGCGCGCAAACCCCGCCTTAAATAATCAACAAACCGACCGTGCCCAAGTAGGCTTTATTCGTAAAGAGTGGGCTGAGCATCCTACCAGCGGGCTAACTCCCGCGCGATTAGCGGCGATTATGCAGGATGCGGAATATAACAATCTCACGGCTCAGTTTGATCTGGCCGATGATATTGAAGAGAAAGACGCCCATATCATGGCCGAACTGCAAAAGCGCAAGAATGCGCTGCTGGGTAAGGCATGGCAAATCGTGCCGCCCCCAAACGCCAGCAAGGACGAACAGCGTGATGCGGATATGGTTACTGATGTTATTAATAGCATCCCCGATTTTGAAGATTTGATCCTCGATATGGGCGACGGCATTTTACGCTGTGTCGCGAATAGTCAAATCCATTGGGATCAAGATGGCAGCATTTGGTACCCAAATAAGTTTGAGTCGATCCCCGCGCGTCGGTTTACCGTGGATGATGACAACCGCAATAAAGTCTTACTGCGTCTTGATGGTGGCGGTAAGGAGGAACTTTGGCCACTGGGCTGGGTACAACATACCCATAAAGCCAAGTCGGGCTATGTGGCGCGGGCGGGCCTAGTGCGGGTACTGGCATGGCCCTTCCTGTTTAAGAACTATTCGGTCAGGGATCTTGCCGAGTTTTTAGAAATCTATGGCTTACCACTGCGCCTTGGTAAATACCCTAATGGTGCCAGTAAGGATGAAAAAGCCACCTTGCTGCAAGCCATTATGAGCATTGGCCATAACGCGGGTGGGATTATCCCCAAGGGGATGGAAATTGAGTTTAAGGATGCGGCCCGTGGTGCCAGCGACCCCTATATGGCCATGCTCGACTGGGCAGAACGTAGCCAATCTAAGGCGATTTTAGGGGGCACACTCACCAGCCAAGCAGATGGTAAGAGTTCAACCAATGCCCTTGGTAATGTGCATAACGAAGTACGCGAAGAATTGCTGCTCTCAGATTTACGCCAAATTGCCTCCACCTTAACCCGCGATCTCGTGTGGCCCTTGGTGATGATGAATGGAACAACCTTTGGCCATCCTCGCCGCCGTGCCCGCTTAGTGTTTGATACTCAGCAAGCCGAAGACTTAGTGCAGTTTAGCCAAGCGATCCCCTCACTGGTGCAAGTCGGTGCAAAAATCCCGAGCGCCTGGGTAAATGAAAAGCTGCGCATTCCTATGCCCAAAGAAGGTGAAGCGGTATTGGGTTCGAGTGGTAACTTGCCTATGGAACAAAACGGACAAGCCACAACTGGTGCAGACTCAATCCAGCAAACCGCACTCAACGGTGCTCAAATTAAGTCACTCAGTGAAATTATCACGCAACTTAATGCTGAACAGATTGATAAAAACAGTGCCAAAGCGCTGATTAAAGCAGGGTTCCCTGCTATTCCTGAATCCTTAATTGATGAAATGCTAGGAGGGATGCCTGTCCCTATCGCATCACTTAAGCAAATGCCCAGTAAAGCCATGGAGCTGACCCCACTTACTCAGTCCCTTGCTAATGCCGCAGGGGCGCAACTGGATGCAGAGATCACAGGTATTGCCGCGTTAGTTGAAAAGGCTCAAAGCTGGGATGAAATCGAGCAAGTGCTGATAAATGCCTACAGCAACCAAGGAGCGGCAAAGCTAGCGGCGATTATGCAACAAGCCATGTCTACTGCTGCGTTGGCTGGTCGCTATGATGTGGAGCTTGGTAACTAATGTCTCCAAAATCAGTGCCGTCAAAATCCGAGCCCTCAAAATCAGCGCCCACAGCCCAATACGGCGGCGTACAATTTCAACAGGCTATCGACTTTTTTCGGCAAAAGTTGAATATGCCAACGCAGGCGTGGGATGACTTGTGGGGTGGTATGCACAGCCGCGCCTTTGTTGTGGCAGGGGCGCAAAAGGCTGAGCTGCTTACCGACTTGCGGCAATCGGTAGATAAGGCCATAAGCGAGGGCATGAGTTTAAACGAGTTTAAAAAGCAGTTTAAAACCATAGTGGCCAAGCACGGTTGGGATCATACGGGCAATGCCGACTGGCGAGCGCAGATTATTTACGATACCAATATGCGCCAAAGCTACAACGCGGGGCGCTGGGATCAACTGCAACAGTTCCCCTACTGGCAATATCAACACGGCCATAGCGCTACCCCAAGGCAAGACCATTTACGTTGGCACGATATGGTGTTGCCAGCGAGTAGCCCGTGGTGGACAACACATTTTCCACAGAATGGTTGGGGCTGTACTTGCTCGGTACGCGGGCTGACTGAGGGCCAACTTAAGCGCCAAGGCTTAAGCGTTAGCCAGTTGCCTGCTGATGAAAGCTATGAATGGGTAAACCCTAAAACGGGTGAAGTTCTCACGGTACCTAAAGGTATTGATCCTGGCTTTGATTATTCACCAGGGCAAACCCATTTAGGTCAGCAGCTTACCGACAACGCTATGGCGCAATGGAGGGCGATTAAAAGCGAAGCCTGGGAACCTCTCACAGCTGGGAACTGGCGAACCGCAGGCCGACCTGAGTTATTACCCTTGCACCCTAATACTGTGGCCTTAGCCGACAAGGTAAGCACGCAAGCCGAATTACAAGCCTTAGCCACTCAGGTACTCGGTGGGGCAGATACCGTGTGGCAAAGTGGCCCTTACCCTGTGTACGTAAATGCCGCCAGCCTTGCCAAACATATCGATATCGCCCGTGCTCCTTTGCTACCGCTATTGCCCGAAGTATTAACCCAACCCGATGAAGTGTGGGCATCCTTTGAGCGCCACAAAGGCACGGGCAAGATTGAGTTACGTTGGCGGATTATTCGGATGGTTAATGCTGGTAAGTACAAGGGGCAATTAGTGGTAGCGCAAGTGGCTAAGGGCGTGTTGGAAGCATGGACATTTATCCCAGTAAAGCAACTGAACTATATAAATGGACAGCGACAAGGGATGTTGATTTACAGCGCAAAGGAATGATTTAGGATCTTGCATAGTCTCGGCTATGCAGACAGCGGTTTACGGTATTGAGCCGAGCCTCACCTTCACCACTTGAACACTTAAGAGCATAGCACATGGCTGGTACACAGATCACTATTACTGAACAGGGTTTTGATGGTGCGCTTACTGCATTTCAACAGTTGATTGATCGAGGTCAGAATTTACAACCTGCCTTAAATGCAATTGCAGAGTATCTCAGAGGAAGCACTCAAGACCGGATCACCGCAGGAGAATCACCTGACGGAACCCCCTTTGCGGCGCTGAGCGATTATACCCTTAGTGTTAAAAGCCGTAACCAAGACAAGATTTTGATCGAGCGGGGTTACCTCTATAACTTGGTTTATCAAACCACCGAAGACCAAATGCAGCTGGGTAGCACTATGGTCTATGCCGCTATGCATCAATTTGGTGGCACTACCGCGCCCAATAGCATGATCCCCAATAAAGCGATACCCGCGCGTCCCTATTTGGGGATTAGCGAAACGCAATACACAACTTGGTATAACGGCTTATCTAAAAACCACTTAAACGATTTCAGGAGGATTTAAACGGGTTTTAAACTGGGTTATGCTGCTATGGTTATGGTTAGATGAGTAAATTTAAGATGATAAAGCCAGATATTGGGATTTTGCATATTGATTCATTAAGTAGTGAATTGTTTGAGTCATTCGTTAATTCAGTAAAAAAAGAGCAATTAAGCATCATTATTCAAGACAGACCTGGTAATACGCCTTATGCCTGCCCCGAATGGTTTATCCCTGCTGCTGTAGTTGCTTTTGTCGGGAAAAGTTACTTTGATGGTTTTTTAAAAGAAATGGGCAAAGATCATTTCTATATATTGAAAAATCACCTTTCAGAGTTAACTAATAAGTTAATGTCAAAGCCAAGAATTGAACCAATCATGATGGGGAGTAAAGGGAAGTTATCAACAAACAACCCATTTTCAAATGGACTTTCAATACAGTCCGAAACTAATGATGGGTACGCCTTAAAATTGTTACTTCCAAAAGCTGATGGTAACACCGACTATTCGATGCATATTCATCACTTCATGATGTTTTTATCAGATTACCACAACGGTATCAGAGATTTATCAAGCATCGGTTCTCCTGACGAACTTTCTGCTATACAAGGAGGATTTGTTTTCGTTCATTACAACGAGGAATCTCAGCAGATTGAATGGGTAGACATGTTTAAATATCAGTAACAGTGCTCTAAATCTCATCTAATCCCGAAACCTTTCCAATCCGATAGTTATACCTCTCACCACAGAATGGGTACTCACGTTAACTGAGTACCCATTTTTTATGCCTAGATTAAACGCCATTGACATAGCTGTTGCTGCACTCTCTG